CATCTGTGCGCGAACTGTAATACCACCGATGTAGTTAAGAACTCCTACTAGGTCAGTAATCCCATTAAGAGATACGCTTTTGGCTGCAGCCCAAGCCTGTGCTGCGCCTGCCCTATCCTTGTAGAGTTGAAGTGCAGGATAGGTGCCACCGTTTGCAAGACGATTCAATTCGTCATTAAGAGTTGATCCGTATGTACCGTATGACACCTATGCCTCACTTCTTCTTATTTTTATTGCGAGTAGATATTGCTGCCGCTTTCTTTTTAGCATCAGCTTTGCTAGATGCACCCCACGCTTGTAGTGATAACAGCAAGCGAGTTGGTTCCCCATTAGGCTTACGCTCAGGTCCTGCAGCGTTACCCATACGAGCAAGGAATGATGCTCTGCGTGGGTTATCACCAGACTTAACTGGCGGCTTTAGGTTATGTCCTTGTGCCTTGGCGCTTGCGCGTCCTGCAGCGTTAAGTCCACCCTTTGGATTCTGTCCTTCTTTGCGTTGCCAAGCTGGAGTCTTTGCCATTACTTTACTTTCTTTTTAATACCCTTGATAATCTTCTTATCAATAGCATTATCTTGATCCTGAAACTTAACCTTCTTATGCTTTTTATCTTGCGCTTCAAAGGCTTTCTTTTGGGCAGGAGATAGTTTTGCAACCATCTTCTTATCTACCTTAGCGTCACCCTTTTCGGTATAAAGCTGACGAGCCATTAGCCCATCTTCTTCTTCATACCAGAAACCTTCTTAAGGTTTGGATTGGCCTTGACTGCAGCCGGGGAAGCTTTCCTCGCACCCGCAGCAACTATTGCACCCGCACGTTCCATTGAGACACCTTGCTTTGCAGCAACTTTCTTTGCTACTGCCTTGAATCCTGGATGCTTCTTCATTATTCAATCTCCGTCTTTTCGGTAAGTTCGTTTGTGTATCCCATTTCGTTTGCCGGAGCACCCGTCTCAATGTCATCGTATGTTGCATAACCGCAACCACATACGGCGCACATTACTTGCTCACCGACTTCTTACCAGCAGCGAATGTCGCTGTATTTCCCTTAGTCATAGCTGTCTGTCCACCAGCAGGCATTGAAGGAGTGATCCCACCCTTGTTTACTCTGTCGAATGGAACAAAGTCAGTTGACTGCGCTTTGTCGCCTGTATCTGCCATTTGTTTCTCCTTTATAGTTTGTTGCCATCAAAGGCAACACCTGTGTCATTGCTGAGTCGGACTGCAGCATCGATATCTTTTTGCTTAGTAGATACCGGTTCGATTCCTTGACGGATTGCGTCATAGTAGGAACCTAATTCTTTATCGTGTGCTTTAGCTGTAGGAATGCCATCGTTGCGTGCTGCTCCTACAGATAGTTGAAGGCCACTAATCTTGCAACCGAAACAACCATCTACTTCTACTGGGTGTATCTCTCTGCGGTGCTTACTCATACTATTGGACTCACATAATCTCCATAGCCTGCAGCGATAAGGATTGCTGCCTGCGCATCTGTAATTGTTTGTGTATGCCCACCTAGTATATAAAAGTCTGCATCTGCCAAGGTATCCTGATATGGATACAGGGTTGCCTCAACGTGACCATTCTTTACAATAAGAGTTACACCACGAGCGATGTCAGTAAGGAATGGGTTAATAGCACCAGTAGTTGTACCACCAGTAATACGACGCTGTGATAGGCGTGTGTACTTATCTGGCCAAGGTTCTGATGCACCCCAGGTCTGGTACTCCCAAGGTGTTGTTGCCGTGTATGCCATTAGTTCTCCTTAGTGAACTTACTGATGGGCAGGATACTTTTTCGAATGTATACCCTGCCCACCCGTCAATCAACTAAAGTTGATTATCCGTTTGTCGCAGCAGACTGGATCTGGTAAAGAGCCGCTGTACGAAGGATGTTGAAGCCACCGAAGTAGTACCAACCGATGGTGTGGTAACGACGGAGTGCATCGATTTGAGGACCGACAACTGTTGAGATGTCCTGTCCCTGAGCTTCTGCAAGTGCTTCACGTCCGGCAATGACTGCCTTGTAGACGTTGACTGATGATGTGTTTGTTACGTATGGAACACGTGGTGTTTCAACAACGAACGCACCTTCAATGACGCCGACTGCACCAGCCACGAATGGTGTGCGGTCAACGTACTGTGTGAGTGCCTGGAATCCACCAGTACCAGTTTCAGCACGAAGGTCGGCTGTCTGACGTGGGTGGAGGTATGCAGCGTAAAGTTCGCCGATACGTGGAAGTGCCTTGTTTGTGCGAAGTTCTGTAACAGCCTCACGGATGTCCTGAACGTGCATCTTGTCGCTTGCAGTGATTGTGTTAGTTGAAGTTGCTGTTGTTCCTGCGTAGACAATGTTAGTGCCTGATGTAAGAACTGAAGCAACTACAGCATCAATAGAGTCTGCAGCGTTGTAAGCGATGATGTCAGCGAGTGCTGTATCAACATCGTTGAAAGAAGTGAGGTTCAACTTCTTTGTTGTTGTTACTGCTGAACCGTATTCGTTCAGTGTAACGGTAATCTGGTTTGGATTACCAAGAGCAATAGAAGATACATCTGAAGATTCTGTCAATGTAGAAGTAGCCTGAGCTAAGTCTGAATAGATTGAGAATACAACTGATGAACCTGGCATTGCTTGCTGTACTGGCTTGACATCTGCAAGAGCGCGCATTACTGGAATGCTACGAAGTGCCATACGAACGTACTGATCGTACGCTGTTTGGACTAGGTTGCTAATTGCGGATGTGCCGGTAAGCGTACCTGTTGGAATTGCCATTTAGGTTTGCCTTTCGGTTAGTTGGTTAGAGTCCAGACTGTCTAATTACTTCGTCCAGTTCTTCCTTGCTGTTAGCAGACATAAGGCGACGCATAATGTCATCGTGTGAATCAGGAGTTAAACCCTGATCTGTAACATTATTCATCTTCTTGTACGCTGCAGCTTGGGCTGGATCGACGACAGGCTGGTTGGAATCAGTGGCTGTAAAACCGAAAACGTCTCCGTTATCGTCTAGCCACTTAGACAAAGACTCCTCAGTTGGGTCTAAGTCCGATGGAATAAATTTAGCAATCTTGCCATTTACTCCGCGAGATTCAAGGACGTCCTTAATGGCTCGTTCTCTCTGCGCTTTTGAAAGTCCCTCGAACTGAGCTTTAAGGTCAGCGAGTTCTTTTTCCTTTTGCTTATTTGCTTTACGCAACTGTTTGACGAGATCATTTGAAGTATCATTAGTAGTTACTTCGTCTTCGTCATCCTCGTACTCGAAATTGGACATAGTCCATCTCCCATTCATTTTGTAGTTAGCGCGGACCTCATATGGCTCTGGGGGTTTCCATATGGCTTCCACTACCGGTCTTGTTGTTCGCTCCTTGGGCGCCGGTCTGTCTCAAGGTAGGTCTATTAGTAGGAGCCTGCTCCTGGTTGACCCAACATATAGTTGGATATTGGGCGATCACGGTTCAATGAACCAACGCCTGATGAACCACTGAACTGTGCAGTTTCTAGTGATGTTAACTTCTTGCGTCTAGCTGCAGCATCTGCTGCACCTGTTGTATTAAATACTTCTGCTTCTGCAGTCTGCTGATTGTATGGTCCTTGCTTATAAATATCAGCAAGTTGTGAACCACGTGGAACCATCTCAGCAATATTTGTATAACCTTGCTGAGCCTGAGCCTTAGTAATGCCTTGTCCTGCTAGAGATTCTGCAGTACCACCATTAGCTTGTAAGCCTTGGGCAAGGGCAGCTCCACCAATTTCTGCAGCTGTTACCTTGCGCTTGATGTTAGTAAGCGCATTCTGTGGGTCAAGTGTGTAAGAAAGAATATCGGCATTGTTAAGATCTGGGTAGAACTGCTTGAGTGCTTGGAGCACTTCTGGGTTTGTATTAAGCACGCGCTGTTGTGCTGTAGCAATACGATCTTCAAGTTCAGATGCTGATACATCGTTAGCAATAAACTTCTCAAAACCTGCTTGCTTACCAGTAGTATCTTTTGAATAGTAAGATGCTGGAAGTCCATAGTTACGCATAATGTTTTGGTACTGGTCTTCCATAGCTACATACTGTGCTGGACTAAGCGCTGATAAACCAGCAGCAATACGTGCATCATTTGCTGCAAAGCGTTGCTTATACTCTGGAGTCTCACGAAGGCGAAGGGCAAACTCTGATGCTGGAGTTCCATCAGTAAGAAGTCCCTTGATGCCATCTACTAGTGAACTAAGACCATACTGGTCAAATTCATTTTTAAGAATGTTAAATGCACTTACACGATCTGCTTGTGCAGCTGCTACAGAATCTGCCTGTGATTTAGCAAGTGCATCAGACTGGCGATTGATAGCATCAATATATGCCTGAACGCTTGGGTCTACTACTCCAGAACTACTAGTAGTACCAGTAGTCTTAGATGCAGTTGATGTTGTTGCTGGCACAGATGGCGCTGCTGGAGTAGATGGCACAGTAGGCGCTGGCTGTGCATTTGGGTTATATGAAAGACCAGTAGTTGGATTATATGAGATTAATTGATCTGCTTTATTCTGCGCAGTTGTTGCAGTAGCTTCTGCTGCTAATTGTGCTGCAGTTTTAGTTGCATTAGGTGATGTGCTTGAGCCACCTGTATCTGCTAATTTAGCCATCATTACCCCATAAATCCAAAGTCTTTTAGTACAGTGCTAGCAACGCTTGCTGCCTGTGACCGTGCGTTATTTGTAAACTGCCAACGTGGATCTTGGCGTAGTTCCTTTTCAAAATCGTAGATTGACTTGGTTCCAACTTTGCCATCTGGCAATGTGTAAGCCATAGCGCTACGAATTTTAGGGTCAAATAAATCGATACCAGTACTTGGTATTTCAAGAATATTACTCATTGACTGAATGTATGGGTCTGCCAAAGTCTTAACATCTACACCAGCTTGAATCTTATCTGCCAAAGCAGGAAATGCTGCTGCTGCAGATTCACGAATTGTGTTGTATGCAGTGTTAGGATCAAGAGTTCCTGCTGCAATTTTAGTAGCGTAGTCAGTAGCCGCTGAATCTGAAAGATTGATTCCGTTATTTGCAGCAAGGTTCTTTACCTGTACAAAGTATTTTCCTGCAGGGCCTTCTGGGATATTAAGTTTATTAACAGCCAAATTTCCTGTAGCAAGGTTAGTTTTGATTTGATTATCAACCCAAGTTTTAGGGTCTTCACCTTGTGCTGTAAGAGTAGTCGTGTCTACAAGTTGACCATCTTTATATGTGTACTTAACTGTTGTCTGTGTCTTACCAGACTTAGTAACATATTGCTTCTTAAGTTGTGGAAGCCAGTCTTGTAATTCAGTTTGATTTGCGTCTCTTCCATAGTATTGCTGGAATACAGAATTGATTGTATCTGAAAGAACCTTATCATTAGGTATAATTGATGAAGTTTGAGTAGCAGTATAGACGCCAGACTTAGATGCTTTTTTAGTAGTTCCAGTAGTAGTAGTTGGGGTTGGAGGTGTAGAACCAGGTCCAAAAATCTTTGTCCAAAGGTCAGCAACTTTACTTGAAGAGCCACTTTGGTCAACCGGCTTAATTGGAGTTAGTGGAGTTGAGCCACTCATTATTTAACCGCCTTTGGAGTTAAGTACTTATCAACAACCAGATCCTGTGATAAGAACCTGTCATAAAGTGGAGCAAACCCTAGCGGGTCATCTGTTCTGAGTTTATTAACCATTGCATCATAGATAGCACGAAGGTCAATATTTGATTTAGCATCGATTGACTTTGCTGTGCGCTTCATCAATTCATCTGCAACTGCTTTGCGGAAGTCAAAGTAAACCCCTACTGATTTCCAAGTAGAACTATCTTTGTGGTCTTCCATAAATTTCTTATCATTAAGAATTGTATTTAGACCCGATACAACTCTGTTAGTTTTAGATCCATCTGAGTCTGTATAATCGTCATACCAAGGAGTCTGCTGGAATGTTCCAGTTTTTTCATTAGTAATTGGTTTACCATTTGCATCTGTAGCAATAGATAGTTTTTGAATTACCGCTGCTTTAATAGCAGCAAGATCCTCAGCGCCCTTTTGCTGAACTGATGAAAGGCCACGATTAGCAAGTTCTTCGTTAATAGCATCTCTAAACTGACCATATATAATCCAACCCTTTTCTGCTTCGTTAGCCTTTTGAGCAACGATTGGGTCTTGGGCAGATAAGAACTTTTCTTTAGAGTTAGGTGAAATGTTCTTGCTATATAGATATTGGTATGCAGCTTGTGAGAACTTGTAGCCATCTTTTTCATTGACGATTGTGCCAATAAGTTTAGGTTCAATACCATTAAGTGCTGTTACTAACTCTGGATACTTTTCAATGTTCTTTACAGCTGTTGTTGTATAGTCAACCTTTGCAGGGTTTTTAGATGTGCTTGCTGTAAAAGCAAAGAAGTCCGGGTAATCATTAAGGAACTTAGCATCCGCTTGCATTCCATAAAGGCGCTTATATTCACGAGACTTATCAAGGTAGAACTTGTAAGGTGTATCAAAGCGTGGAGCAAACGGCATAATAAGGTTTGCTGCAATGCGCATCTTCCAGTAATCCTGGGTCATACGCATAATCTTGTCAGCTGATACAGGTGGTTCACCATTACGCTTAGCACGAGTTTGCTCTGTAGCAAAGATTAAATCATATGTTCTAGCAAATTGAGCATCATCTAATTGACTATGCGCAATCTGTGCTTTATTAACCCAAGCAGGTAAGAAGCCTGAGATTATATTCTTTGGAGCACCATAAGGAATAGCCCACTTCAAAGCATCTTCAAGGCTAGGCTTCTTCTTTACAATCTCACCAATAGGGACTGCAACATATGGGCCTACTGGGAATGTATCGCTGAATACATTTGGGTTGCCCTGATTATAAAGAGTATCCATTCCACCTTGGAAAAGCACATCAAGGCCTTGCTTTGGAATACCAAATTGTGTAAGAGATCCAAGACCTGGAATACCACGTAAGCCTTTTGGTACGCTCATCCAGATAACATCATTACCGGTAGTTTGACCTTCAGGAATATCATTTCCATTTTGATCTTTTACTAAACCTGAACGGTTAGGTGATTGCCATACATTGTATCCACGATTGACAATAGCAGGATTTGCTACAGCCATCTTGAGCCAAGTCTTGTAAGCATTTTCTTGCGCTGAAAAGAATGGGCTGATGTACTTCATTGCAGCCGCAAGGTTAGTACGGCGTTCGATATTGAAGAGGATGCCCTTCATATCACGCAATGCACTCTTATGGGCTGCAGCCATAGCTGCTTCTTGATCTGCTCCAGATACTATGCCATCTTTAAGGTCGCTAAGGATATTAAGGCGACGTGTCATATCTTGACGATAAAGCTGTACATATAGTGGGTTACGTGCCCAAGTATCTTCAGGAAGCGTACCTAGTAGGTGAAAAGCACCATTGATAAGCTTGCGAACTGTTTTAACACTTGTATTACTCAATGCTTCTTCAAGAACGTGACCGTGAATAACAGGTAGCGTTGTTGGGTCTGGAAATGCTGAGCGCAAATCTGATGCTGTTACATCACGTAGTTTGCCACGCAAACCTGACTCAGCAGGAAGGTACTTATCAAGAAAACCTTTAATCTTTACAACGTGTTCTGCTGCGTCAGATGAAGGAATTTCAAGGCGACGACGAAGGTCACGTCCTTCAGGAGAAGCAACTAACCAACGAGTAATATCTTCCGGAGTTTCTCCTGCTACAAGTTTTTTAACAACTGCTGAGTTGCCAAATTGTTGACGAAGAGTTTGCGCCCACTGCTCAAAGTATCCTGGGTCTGTTGGCTGTACTTGTCCAAAGCCTTTGCTTTGTAATTTACGAGTATACATCTCGCTATTGCTTTCAGCCATACGCTGAAATGAATTACCAGAAGATGCAATACGACGGAACATATCACCAAGAGGTCCACCGAAAGCATCTGGAACTTCATAGACTGTTCCATCGCTAGTTGTAATCTTGTATGTTCCAGTACCAATACGAGCCTTTGGCCCTTGGTCACCAACGCTATTGATGATTTCTGTATGATTCTGATAAACTGCTTGTTTTTCTTCACGAATAAGTTTAAGAGTATTTACTTCGCCAGCAAGATCTAAGTCTTCAGGATGAAGGGATAGGCTTGCTTCACCTTCAGCAATTTGAGAATTTAACTTTTTAAGTTCACGCATTACACCAGTTGCTGATTGCTGAACTTGCTTGATTGTCATACCACCGTGTACTGGTAAATAGCGGTCAATCATTCGAGCGGGAACTCTATCAACATTATTGATGATATTCTTAAGTCCTGGACCAAGGTGACGAAGAGTCGTCATTGCTCCGACAGAAGATGCAATACGTAGCTGAGAATCAAGACCATTACGCATTGTATATCCAAGGCGAAGTAGCGCTCCGGCCTTAAATGCGTCTTGTAGTACATCTGTATAATGTAATACAGGATTTGTAAACTTTATTAAATTAATGGTAGAAGCATTCTCTTTAAGCAAGCGATTCATCAATTCAAAGTCCATCATTGGTAAGTAATCAGCAGATTGTGATTCAAGCTGAGGAACTTTTATAATTGATCCATCTAAGTCAACCATAAAGCCTTTATCTTTTATAGATTGTAGGCCTGACATACGAGAACCTTGATATGTATTATAAATCTGGTCTGCCCCATCAGCATCAATTCCGTGCTTTGCGGCAAGGGCACGAAGGCCCGTGCTTTCAATATTAAGCGCTGCTGTGTGACGAGCTTCTGGTGTAGCTGCCTTCATATAGTTATCAAGAAGTTCATTTGCTTGTTCATCTGTAATAACACCCATACGTTTTAATACGGATGGTGTTCCTGGAATTGCGCTAGTTGGACGCAAACGGTCAAGAGTTGCTACAACTTCTTTATATGAATCTGGGTCATTAAAATCTACTAGACCTGCAGGGCGTTCATTTTCAAGCCAAGAAATCTTTTGATATAGGCGATGAAAAGGTGTTGGTTGAAATACTTCAATATCAGGACTTCCAACTGTCTTATCATAAAACTTCATTGAACGTGCGTGAGCAATAAAATCTTCTACGCCTTGACCAAGTTTACCGGTAGTGCGAGTAAGGGAACCACCGCCTGCACCAAGACCCATCATCTTTGCAAATGTTTCATCTGCTGCAGCAAGGGCTGCGTAATTCTTTTGTGCATCAGCGACAACAGCAGGATTATTGTTAAGAAATGGAATCATTCCAGTTCCATCTGGTGCTGCAAATAACTTGTATTCATCAACAGCAGATAGGTCACCACGAGCAGTAGCAAGAGCATCTTTCATATCAGCACGAAGTACTGCAAGTTCATCCATAGCGTGTGGGTCACCTAGGGCTGAGCGAAGAATAAGTCCTGTTGTATCTACATCTTTAGACTGACCAAGAAGGTGAGCAAGAAGCGCTGGCTGATCTGATGCCTTAATCATTGGGTGATTCAAAGCATAGACAGAGTCATTCTTAGTAAAGTCATTTAATACTTTAGTAAAACGATTATCTACTCCATACTGAGCCTTAGTAATATCTTCTGCTGCTTTAGCAACAACATCTGAATTCTTAAGAGCGCCTGTTACAAGTTCGCTTGCTTTTAATACTTTAACTGCTTTACCTATTGGAAGGCTTACATCGCCAGCAATTTGAGCGATTGTATCAATAGCACCTGTAGTTGCTTTACCCCAAGCGCTCTGCTTAAATGCTTGGTCACGCTCGCGTGGATCATAAATATTAAACTTTGGGTCGTAAATTGAACGAAAACGATAAGCAACTGCTTGACCTACTGAAATATCTTGAGCGCCCTTGAATGCTTTTTTCCATTCATTAGGGTCAAAGAAATCAGCTTTGCCACCTTGCACATCACCTTGTACAAGGTTGATAGCTGCAATAGGTTCACGAATATAATTCTGGTTGATATAGTTAATACGTTGAAGTGCTGGCTGTACGCCTGGCACCTTCATAATCGCTCCACCTGCGTCAGCAAGTGGCTTAACTAGGTTTGGTCCATCTTTAAGGACAGCAGTTTTGAATGGCTGAATAAAACCATTATATTCATCTGCGTTATTCCAAGGTGCGGTTCCGATATCCCACGCCATTTTTGCAGGAGCAACAGCTGCTTTAGCTACATCTTCACCAAAATGAAATAAATTTACAGCACCTGTTTCAGCGCTTTTAGCAACCGTTGAGGCTACATCACCAATTCTGTTCCATATGCTCACTGCATATCCCATAACTGTTTAATCGCTGCGCGAGTCTCAGGTGAAGTATTAGGCAAATCAGTAATGTAACCAAGTACTGGCTTTGCTGCCTGAATCGCTGCGCGGAAACCTGTATCATCTGGCTGACGCATTGAAAGAACATCTGCTCCACCACCAGGACCAATATTTACTCCGTGAGTAATTGGTTCATTTGGGCGTTCTGTTGGATCATATAGACCAGTAACTGGTTGCTGTGCAGGAGCAACTACTGGAGCTTGTGAAAGTTTTGGATTCTTTGGTGCTGTGGCTAGTGGAGCGCCGGACTTGGCTGCATCGTATGCAGCTCCATCACCATAAGAGTTTGACTGGTATTGCAAATCTGTACGCTTAGCGTATGGTCCAGGACCAGATACACCCTGCATAGGGTTCTTAGCGTCTTCAAGCGCCATCTGTATCCTCCTGAATAGTTTCTAAATCTGTAGCAAAGTCTTCCCAGACTTTATTTAATTCTGTTGCTCGGTTAGCATTATAGATAGATAACTCTAATAAATCTTCTGTGGCTGCTGTAAATACTTGCATTATGTTATATACAAGTTCCGCGCCTACTACTAAGAAGTCAGCAAAGCGTACTGGACGGCGAACTTTATGATCCATCCAGTACACCCCGCTTTGTCAAAGTTATTTACTTCTTTACCATCTTGCCTGGCTTTGGTGCTCCAGCGAATGGAAGCAACTTCTTGCCTGCTGGCTGTACAGAACCTTCTTTGCTGCCTTCAACTGGCTTAATCATAGAAGCTGGTGCCTGTGTTCCTTTTTTCATATTTCACCCCCTTAGAAGTTATGCCGCGCCGCCGATTGATGCGAGCAATGATGCGATATCTGGTTTGCCTTGAGGGGCTTGTGGACCGCCAGCAGCAGGGGCTGCACCGCCAGGTTGTACCATACTTGGCTGCGAGGCAGAGGCGGGAGCCATACCTGCTACTGGGGGCTGAGGCTGCATTGCTGCTGTCTCAGGCTGTGCTTCTGGCGTAAACGCCTTCTCCACAACACTTTCAATACTCATACCCTTTTGACGATTCTTAATCATATCTGCGAATGATCCTAAAATCTTTGAAGGGTCTTGACCTTGCGCAACCATCTGTGGAATTGCAAGAGCGGTTTGTCCAATCGCAGCACGTAGAGCGTCGCGCATTTCTTCAATGTCAACCTTTTGTTCTTCTTGGCCAACATTGATTTCAATAGGAAGTTCACGGCGTACGTAGTCGCGTGAAACAAGTTTATCGCTACGCATTTGTAGTAGAGCCACAGTTGCATTGTTTGGGTTCATACCAGACATAATGCCGTAGCGAACATCTACAGTGTAGTCACCGTTAATTGCTTTAGCAGGGCTGTACTTAAGAACATATGGTGTGCCGTCATCGACGCCACGAATCTCTTTAACCTTGTGGTCAAATATCTTTTCATCAGTCTTAAAGCAAAGACCAATAAGCTCAACAAACATACGAGCAAAGTGTGACTGCGCTGCCTTAATCTGTGTATCAAAGCCAGCCTGTAGCGCTTGAACGCCACGACCTGTAACGATAGAAGCATCTGAGTTACCGCCACGTGTCTCTGGGTAGCGAGCGCCTGTACGTAGTTCACGCTCTAGTACGCTTGCTTCACCAAATACACCGGCTGGAAGCTCAAGCGGAACGCGACGAATACCTTGTGGGTTGGCAGAACGCATAATTGAATCTGGACCGAGAGCAAGTTCTTGCACATCCTGTGGGATGGCAATAGGTGCCATAATAGATTTCTCTGCTGCTTGAATCTGTAGTACTGCCATACGAGCACGAGCAAGCTGAACGCCTAGTACATCATCGTATTGGCCACGCGCTTCACCATCAATAGATGGGCGCATTGCCACACGAACCATACATTCACCAACTGGGTTGGGCGTATTGGATAGAACTAAGTCTTTGCGTTCTGGAAGATAGATAAGATCTTGGTCTTTGTCGTGGTATCTGACCAGAGATAGATAAGGAGAACCTGGCGTGTACTGGTTTCGTCCAACGATGTCGTTGTAGAACTCAGGGTACATAGAAGCCAAGGTCTGTGCATCCATACCTACGATCTGTGTAAGAGATAAGCAACGCCCAAAGCGGTCAATCTCCGGATAAGAACCGAAAGGGTTAATCATCTTAATGATTGGGTTGTCGTTCTCGTAATCGAGTTCAACGCGACCAATCAACATTCCATAAGTGTTATACCAGTCAGCACCGGTATACATCTGTACGCCTAGTTCTGAACGGTCTACATAGAAGTTTGCAATACGACCACGAAGGTCTGCAGCACGACGGGCTGTATCGGAAACAGTATTAGATGCTGAACAGTTAAATGATGGCAGTGGTGCCATAGATTCTGCAAGGTCACGTGCTGCGACGTCAATGATGTTAGCGACGAGTGGCTTTGGGTACTCATCGGAAAACATTGATGGGTATACCTTGGAGATATCACCCTGACGCACAGCAAGGACGTCACGCATACGACCATCACGCGCTGCGTATTTGGTCTGTAAGCGAGATACCTTAGCGGTAACCTCTTTAATTGTTAGCATTGTAATCCTTAGTTTGTATAACCGTTAGGCCAGACGCCAGTTTTCTTAGCAATCATTTGACGTTCTTGAGTAAGGTCCTTGACCTTGCCAGCTGCAACATCTCTTTTCAGAGTATCTTCAGCAATAGCGCCTTGGCTCTTAAGAGTTGTTGTGTGGTTAGTATGGTCTGTAACTACGTGGCCAGCTTGTGTGCCTTGTGGCTTTGCTGTTTCAACTGTAGGTGCTGCCATCTTGCTGAGAGTAGAACCAGCCTTCATCTGTGGCTTATCCATATTAGTATTCCAAACCTGTTACTTTAGTTGGCCATTCTACATAGTCGTTCTTCAACGCTTCTGCTTTGCCTTCTGAATACTTGCGGTCTACCTCTGGGTTCATCTGTGGCATTGTTACAGCGCCACGATCAATGTACTGATCTTCTTCTTGAGTACCTGACTGATAATCGGGTGTAATTGCCATTGTTGTCTCCTAGACGAATGTTTTGTTCTGCTGTGCTAGCGCCTCATCAATGTTGATGACGACGCGTCTTCCTAGCTCAGCGCGAGATAGGAAAGGATTCTTTAGATGGTGCGTGGCGTACTGGCCGTAGTTGAGCATCTCACGTGCTCGAATCTCACAGAACCAGAGAGCCATCACGATATCGGTCTTGCCCTTAGTCGTTGGCGTCCACGTAATCAACTGCTCAATCAGAGCCTTGATATTCTCAGTCTGATCACTGGGTAGATGTATCAGATTGTCGCGATGGTGCTTACCATCTTGCTGCTTAGTACCAAAGAGGGTAGCCATAGATGCCACACCGAAACCAGAGTCCCACTTATTAGAACCGGTATGGTGCTCACGCAATACAACGCCACGTCCTGCAAGGAACTGGCGAATGCCTTCATCCTGCGTTAAGAATGCCTGGAATGCGTTCTTCTCAATAATCCACT